ATCAGAAAGATAATTATAAATTCTCCTTTTTTATAGCCTCCACAAAATCCACATTTTGGATTTTTTCACGTGCGTAATGCCCCCCCAAAAAAATCTTTGTAGCAATAAAAAGTGAAAGCCGGAGAGGGATATTCTCCGGCTTCTTCTCACACGTGTAATGACCGTGAAAAAATCTTTGAAAGCATATCAAATAATGTATTCTTCATTCAAACGCTTTATAGCCTTTTTTATTGTTGAGGCTGATAACTTATACTTGTTTGAAAGAAAAGCCCTGATTTCGGCTTCTTTTCGTCCTTCTGCAAGCATATCTCTATACTCATAAAACATATCAAGATACATTATATCATCTGCGCTCACTCCGTTTCTGTTCATTGTAGCGAGTAGAAAGCGGCTTGATGCTAAAACCTCATATACTTTCATCTGCTTTTGGGGTATAAGGTAAGAAATCAAAGCCTTTAAACTCTTTACTGTTGATGGTATGAGTTACCTTTTGTTTATCAGAAAGACCTATAATCCGAGAAACTATATTGGGATTAAACGAACCAACAATAGCACCTTCTAATTGTTGTGTCCTGATGACATTCTCTATGCGTGTAATGACTACGGAAAAATCTTCATGACTACCTTTTTTAAAATCGTTCCAAAAGGACTTACTAACATCTAAATAAGCCATTAACCCGGTCAGAGAGTAAGGACGTTGTGTAGGGCTTTCTTCTTTTTCCTTTATTTCTCCTTTCGTTTTATTCTTGATTACTTTCCATGGAGTTCTGTCACAATAGGCAAAATACTCACAGGCTGCTTCCCACAACTGTTCCGGAGAAGCAAAGCGCTTGCTTCTCCCATGCCTGTTTCTCAACTTCCAAAATAGGTTTCCTTTAGGTGCAGACATAACTAATGTTCTTTCAATTGTTTGATTAAATCTGCTTCTTCCTGATTCTTGACTACAACGGTCAATCCGGTAGAAACTTCTCCGGAATGCTCGGTGTTCTGTTTGTTCTTCCACCTGTCAGGAGCAAGGTTTGTGAGAAGGAATATTCCGGCTCCCACATTAGGCTCAACACGGACATTTTTTCTAACTTCCTTTTTCAACTTCTTTTTCTTGCCTTCCATATAATATTCGGAAGAAACTTGTTCGTATTCATACCCGATGGCAGACCTTGCAAGGGAAGAAACTACATTACGTTCTAACCCGTTTTTGAAATCTTCTTTCGCCTTTTTTATAGCAGTCCCGAAAGTTTCATTTTCCATCCACCGGTAATAGGTACTCTTTCCGATTCCCATTACATTACAGAAGTCAATAAGCTTTGCACCACCATAATCTATAAGTCCGTTTTCACATATCCAGTCAACGCACTTTTGAATTGTCTCTTCATTAAACTTTGCCATATCTTCAATAGTTTTTGATTAATATATTATAAGCTTTCCAGATTTTCAAGTACTTCAACCCGTTTTCCAACTGTGTTTATCTCGGTGACGGAAACCACCGGATTAGGCATCATCTGGACTCCTTTTGCAACTGCCCTAGCAAGCATATCCTCTCCCATGGTCTGGTTACTTGATGCAGTGATGTTTATTGGCACTCCTCCACCCATTTGGTTAAATGAGGAAAGGATCGGAGCAAACAATTCTGTAGCTCTCGCTGTCATTACCGATTCTCCGTTACTTAGTTGTGCCGGTATGCTATCACTCGTTCCAGTTCCCGGTCCGGTAACTAAACCACCAGTGGCAAATTTGGCGGATTTAATCGACTTCATAGCAGTTCCCATAACAGCAGTAACAGCACCAACAACTGTTCCAATAGCCACTAACATATCTATCCATGTTGCGCTCGAACTGGTAGCCGTTTTAACTGCATTTGCAATAGCTACTCCCTGCGCTATGGCAACCTCTGCAATCGCTAATAGTTTTGCGGCACGTGCCATTTCTTCATTAGTTTCTCCGGCCAACTCCAATAAAGAAGAAATTCCTCCGATAATACTTCCGATTGCTTCCGCTTTTTGCTTCTCTATTTCTATCTCTTTATCTGCAAGTTCTTTTTCTGCATCAAGATAAGCATTTTTAAGCTCCAGCTTACGAAGATTGAAAGCCTCTATACTTTCCCCTTCCATTTGTTGGATGGCATCTAATTCCTCCTTTCTTTGCTTTAACCTGATACGATAAACTTTCGCTTCATCATTGTACACTTTTGCAATCTCGGTTTCATAGCGAAGTTTCATTGCATCCTGTTGCTTTTTCAGCAAGTCCGCATCATGTTGTTTTACAAGATCATCAATTTTCTTATTATATTTTTCACGGATGGCAAATTTCATCTGTTCGGTAAGCTCGGTATTAGAAAGGTCTAAATCCCGTTGCGCAATTAATTGCTGCATCTTCAGTTGATATTCCTGTTCGCTCCCTTTCTTGATATATTCAAGCTGTATTTCTATAAGCTTCTGGCGGTTGGCAATTTCCTTCTGCAATTCTTCATCGGATAACTTCTTTAGTGCCTGTTGTTTTTGTGCTTCTAATGAAGTGATTTGCTTATTGATGGCCTCTTTTGCTTTAGGTGTCAAATCCTCCTCCGTTTTAATACGCTTTTTAAGGTCTTCTATCTGGCGGGAATACTGGAGTTCGATCTCTTCCGTTTGGCGTTTCCGGTTATCTTTTATCAGTTTTAAAGCTTCATCTTCTGCTTTCCTCAATTCGGCAATTTCTTTCTTTTTTGCCTCAATATTGGCTGCACTGGTGATAACTCCTTTTGCTTTGCCTGTAGGCTCATAATTCGTTATATCATTTATTTGCTTTCTTAGAGATTCAACAACAGATAATTGATTCATTCGCTCTTTCCAAGACTTACTAATATCCTGATTTATTTCTTTATTAGTACGATCTAAGCCTAGGCCTTGTCTAATAATTGAAGCATCTTTTAGTTCTTTATTGTATTTCTCGTTTATGTCTATGGCCTTTTTGAAAGATTCTTCCTCTTGTGCCAATGATAATTCGAGAATCTTTAGTTGATCTTGTTTTGCTTTCTCTAAAGCTTCATTGTCGGATATTCCCTGTTTAATATATTCTTTCCGGGCTTTTTCTATATCAATATACTTCTTTTTTGCCATATCTGTCCCAATAGTCTCTCCTAATCGTTTTGCAATGGCTTCTTCTCTATTGGATATAGTTTCTACGGTATCAAACAGCCCTCTAACCTCTTTAATTAGTTCTGAAAGAACGGAGTTCACAAATAGCTTAATCTTAGTTGTCATTTTCTCAAATGATCCTCCGGTAGCATCAAACAACAAAGCAATCTCTTTTGTTAATTCGGTTTGAGAATTAACTAAATCTTCTTCGATACGCCCTAACTCTCCGGCCTTAGCTTTCACTTCGTCCAAATTGGTAGAAATATCTTTCAGTGTCCGGATATACTTCAAACCTGCATCTTCTCCCGGCCCGCCAAATATATCAGCAATAGCAGTTCCAACAGCAGCGGAGCTTTCCGGAAGCTCATTCAATTTTTCAGAAACGAGTTGCATAACCTCAAAAGTAGTAATAGACCCGCTTTGCAACTCCTTTTGTATTTTCTTCGAATTTAGCCCGATTCCCTCTAGTGCTGCAGCGGTGGAATCTGTCATTTCTCGGAGCCGTATATTTGCTTCTTTAATTGTATCTATACCTTTATCGGAGAATATACCCTGCTTATTGGTCTCTGCGATGATGGCTACAAACTGATCGGCCGATATTCCTGCCTCTTTAAAATATGCCGGGTATTCTTTCAGGCTATCCAGAAATTCGCCATTCGCATCTGCTCCTGCTATAAATCCGTCCTTTATTATTTGCAAAGCCTTCTCGGAAGTGATACCAAATTGTTTTGATACTGTATTAGCGGAAATAAGCACTTCTTTAAAGTCTTTCCCGTAATAGTCTGCCAGAGCTTGCACTTCGCTTCGATAAGCCTTCAAATCATCCCCTGATTTATCTGTGAATTGCCTTGTTAACTTTGTAGCCTCAACCAAACCTTTATTATAATCATACCACCATTTAAAAACGACGCCAGCACCCGCTATCCCTGCGATACCTAAAAATACTTTATTCTTTAAAAGGGAAGTTAGAGTATTCCCGAAAGCGGAAGCTTCCGTTTTTAGATTGGAGAAAAGGCCGGAACCGCTTTTGGCATTGTCTGCCATACGTAACAGGGAATCAGCAAAAGAGTTATTCATTCCCAGAGCGTTTTTTATAGCTTCTTCGTAGTTCCCGACGTTTCGATAGAAACGTTGAGTTTCTCCTTCCGCTTCTTTGAGTGAATCCGTTATACCATTGATCTTGCTTTTAAGCTCTTGCCCTCTGCTTGCTTTTCTTTCTACTTCTGAAAGGCTGTCATACTCTGATGTAAGATTGGATAATTGTGCCCGGAGTTGCTTTAAACTACCTGTTTGCTCTTTTTCAATCTTTATATTATTTCTAACATCTTTAGTAAGCGTCTGAACCACGTCTTTAGCGTGCATCATTTTTTTTTCTGTTTCTACGAGCTTGGCATTATACTCCTCTTGTGATATTTTCTTGTCTTTCAAGGCCTTTTTATACTCTGCCTCTTCTTTCTTCAAGTCATCAATAACCGCCCGGTATTTTGCAATGTTCCGGATCGCATCATCATATCGAACTTTTATCTCTAATACTTTTTCTACTGTATTTTCATTTTTCATAACTCTTTTCTATTTTTCGGTTAATACTCCGTTACTTGCAAAAAATAAAGCCATAACAAGGGCTGGGAAAGTTTTACTATCCCCTTTGATATTCAGATTATCCAAGAATGAAAGCATTTTTTTACGTTTTTCGGAATCCGGCTCATGTTCATTTATCAGATTCTCGATCATTGATAATGTTGATACAGCCTCCATCCGGTTGTTTTGGATTAATTCTGTAACCCGTTTGCCTTCTGCTACTACTTTCTGAATAGTAGTTTTATACTCTTTAGCCATCTTGTCAAAAGCCAAAGCTAATTTCATGGCTTCTCTGTTGTTTAATAAATCTTTTTCTGTCATAATCATTTCATATTAAATCATTAAATTACAAATCTCCCAGATGATCCAGAGCTTCGTCCGGTATTTCCATATTTATAGCCTCCTCCATAGAGATAGAATGTCCCAAATACTCTTCTAAAAGCATTTTTCTAGTTTGATTGGCCTGTTCGGTAATGCTCCGAACTTTTTCTTCTACATTTTCTTCCATGACATTATAGTTTTAAAAGTTTACACTCACATATATTGTTTTCTCTAGTCGTTATCTCTATGATAGCCAGATAACAACCATATTGAGCCAAATAAACCGGTATATCCATCTCTAAGTCCCGTAATTCGATACTGTTAAGACGGATATACTCGGTCACTACCTTTGCATTATTGATTAGTCCTTTGTACGTCTGATAGTTATTTGCAATTAAGGTAGTCCATTCTAGCCCCTTGAATATTCCCTTCGTGCCATCAAGCAATAATATCCGGGGATTTGTTTTATTATATTCCAGCTCTCCTTCCTCGTTATAAGAATACAGAGGAATATAAGCAACGCCTCCTTTTGTACTGCAGGCGGAGAAAGGCAAAGTGATGGCATCACGTTCGTATTCTATCGTGGCATCATCAACCTGGATATTTCCGTCATAATTTCCCATGACATTATCATCCTCTTTATACCGGAACCAGTTGTTTTGAGCTATGTTATCAAGGGTGTACTGTAAGTTTCTAGGCGTTACGCTATTATAAGCCATTATCACACGATTCGTCCAGTCTACAGCTTTAGATTTGTTTGCAGACAGATTATCAAAGGGAATAAACTTGATCCCGTTTTCGCCATCCGGTAAAGCAAACAGACCGACCATTGAGGCAACGGCTTTAATAAAGTCTATTTGCTTGATGTCCGGAAGATTGGGAACTAAGGGGAATTTCTCACCTAATACAACATCTTCTTCCCGTTCCGTTATAGTTACCGACAAACTCCCTGATACACTATTTATCGGCTGTTGTCCGTTTCCACTTGATATTATAAAATATCCATCTTTATAGACTGTAGCAGAAGTATCAAAGCTATAAACTAGCCGAATATATGGCGGTTCTATATATGCAGCCGGTTTATATATATTTATTATTTCTTCCTGTTTGGTCGGTGTACTATAAACTGTAATTTGAAAAGGAGTATTTAAATAATCAATTCCCTGTGAATAAGTGTATGAAACTTCTATTGTTCCTTTCAGTTTCAATGTTGAATCAAATTTCGGGTAAATATCCCGGCTCCCGTTAGTGCTAACATACTGTTGGGTACTATCTCCTATAGCTTCAAATTTGATTATTGATGAATCATACCCTGTTACTCTTAAAGTCATTGGGTAGGCATCATATATCGCTTGCGAATCATTCCTTGTCAAAAGAGGAATAATCATTTTGTTTATGACAGTAAGTTTGTCAGCAGGGAAATTAAACGTTACTCCGCTTTGCTCCTGAATCTTGTCTAAAATCCATTTCACAGTAACTACCGGATGATACCACACGTTCGGATCATCGGAGTTAAACCCATAGTCAATAAGTGGAAATTGTGCTGAATTGCTTCCCTTATTACTCCATACTACCCAATCCACGCCCTCTACCGTCCCGTGAGTAATATCCGTTAGCTTCTTGCCATCGTTTACCACGCCAGCAAAGTTTGTGACGTTTCCCCATGTAAGAGCAACCTCTATTGTTTCGCCAGTTGCTAGCAGTACTACATTGGCATTTTTAATCATCTCAATACCATTCCGTAATAACGTCCCCTTATGTTTTAGGTAAGGATAACGGCTTATTGAGCTGGGAAGATGTGAACACTCAATCAAAGCCAGATTCTTTGCCGTTTTAGGCAATCTGATCGTATAACTCCTATTACTTATAATTTTACTAATATCGGTTAGCAGGTTACTCTTATAACTCAAAGTAATATCCGTCTTGTTAAGATCGGCCTTTGTCTTATTGATATATAATTCGTCTCTTGTCATAATGTAAAAAAATGATGATTAATAATTTATTTAGTTGAGTAATATTCTATTAACTCCTACAAATGTGAAATCTCCGTTTTGGTCTACTCTAATCCAGTCGGGTACATCACCGAACATTTCTTCAAACTTGGCTTTGCCTATTGTCTTTTCTGCCATATCTTCGACAGATTGATAACCGTTGGCCTTGGCAAAGTTTGCATCAACTCTGATCTCTATAATTCCGCTACCGTCTTTCCAGCATCGGAAAGTGATAGGTAGACTACGAAAATTCATTTGAATTATATCGTATCTTTCATTTTGTTCTACTATCTTCTTCATAATTGCCTTTATTTGGTATAATGTTTGCGTCTAAGCTGTTTTTCTCGCTCCATACGATAGATTGTTCATTCAAGAAAAGAAAATGCCTAATTCGCAAACCCTTTTTATTTATATTCCTGTTTCATGTACTTAAACACTTTCTTCATTGCTCCTTTACCGTCTCTAATACACCATGCAGATACGCCAAACTGTGAATCTCTGGGATAATATTCATAGGAGTACCCGCTTTTTGTTTTCCCAAAATTGGATCGGAATACTTCAAAATATACTATTCCCTCCGGTGTGGTTCTTCGATAACAGTACATTCGGTTTTTTCTGTTTTTGAATACTAATTCGAAAGAATCACCGAACTTTTTAAACTCTGCCTTCAATGATGAAGGCTTAACTATCCATAATCCTTTCATATTCTTTTCACGTTTGCAATATTTTCGATTTTCTCCGTAAAGATGAACATCTTATCATCCCGCAAAAGAAAATGGCTTAAATCGCTTTATTTTGGCTGAATATATTTTTTTGT